CAATTAAGTTAGATACTACATTCTTTTGTAGATTATCTACTCAAGTTTTACCACCTATGGATAACATTTATTTAGATTTCCATTTCTGGTATGTTCCTGACCGTTTACGTTGGGATAATTTTCAAAAATTTATGGGTGAACGTATTAGTCCTGACGACTCAATTGATTTTTTAGAGCCAACAGTTAATTCTGGAACTGACGGCTTTGCTTATGAGTCTCCATTTGATTATATTGGTTGTCCTCCTGGTATTAAAAATTATGATGTTAACTCTGGCATATTCCGTTCTATGAATTTGATTTGGAATGAATGGTATAGAGATGAAAATTTACAAGACTCTTTAGAGGTTCCACTTGGAGATGGTCCTGATGATAAAAAATTGTTTCCATTGCTTCATCGAGGTAAGAGAGGCGATTATTTTACGACTTGTTTACCTCAACCGCAAAAAGGTCCTGGTGTTGAGTTACCTCTTGGTTTATCTGCTCCGGTTTATTATGCCGGTGCTTCTGAAGATTTGACACCGTATGGAGATAAAACTGCTTATGTAATTCACGGTGGAGTTCGTTATAATTATGGTTTTACCGAAGGTAGATTGTATAATACTGACGGTACTAAGAAAACGTCTCCGTCTGGTCAAATTATGGGAGTTTCTCCTATTGCTGAAATTACTTCATATACTGGTGTTCCTTCTGGTACTGCAGCTCAATCTGGACATAAGATGGCATTACGTGCTGATTTAACCGAGGCTACTTCAGCAACAATTAATTCTTTACGTCAAGCTATTGCGTTACAACAATTTTTGGAGAGAGACCAACGTTCCGGAACGCGTTATATTGAATTAATACTTTCACATTTTGGAGTTCTCTCTCCTGATGCAAGATTGCAACGTCCTGAATTTCTTGGTGGTACTACTACTATGATTAATGTCAATGTAGTTCCTCAAACGTCTGCATCTGTTGAAGCTTCTCCACAAGGTAATTTAACTGCTTATTCAACTTCTTCTGGTACACGAATTGGATTTACTCATTCATTTGTAGAACACGGTATGATTATCGGTTTTGCTTGTGCTAGAACTGATTTGACATATCAACAAGGTATTGATAGATTGTTGACTAAACGTACACGTTATGATTATTACTGGAATACTTTCGCTCATTTAGGTGAACAGTCTGTCCTTAATAAAGAGATTTATGTTCAAGATAAAACTGTTTTAGATCCTACTGATAATGAAACACCTATTAACGAATTACCATTCGGTTATCAAGAGCGTTATTCTGAATATAGATATAAGAATTCATTGATTACTGGTAAGTTTAGAAGTTCTTATCCTCAATCATTACAAAATTATCATTATTCTCAATATTTCGGTGAATTACCTAAATTGAACTCTGATTTTATTGAAGTTCCTACCGGTGATAATAGCCCTATTAAACGTACTTTGGCTGTTACTACTGAGCCTGAATTTATGATGGATTGTTTCCACGATTTAGTTAAAATTACTGAAGTTTCTATTGATGGAAACCCTGGTTTAACGAGGTTATAGTTATGGTTGCTGATTGGCTAGCTACTGCTGGTTCCGCTTTAGGTAATATGTTTACTAAGTGGTATAAGAATAGAAAAAAGTCAGATGATGATGGAGATGATAATATGGGCTTATGGTCTAAAGTAAAAGGTTGGTTTGGTAATAATAGTTCTAGTGCTTTGAGTTCTGCACTTAATGCAGTTACTAGTGCTAAATTTCAAGAACGTCAATTTAATTATGATAAAGCCCTTTTAGGCTATCAACAAGATTGGCAAGAAAAGATGAGTAATTCTGCTCATACTCGTGAAGTTGCCGATTTAAGGAATGCAGGTCTTAACCCTATTCTATCTGCGACTGGTGGAAGTGGAGCTTCTTATGGCTCTGCTTCTGCTCCGTCCGTTGGTATGCCTGATGTATCGCCCGGAACTGATGCGATAAGTGCGAAAACTGCTTTTAAAAATCTTAAATTAATGGATAGTCAACAAGATTTGAATGACTCTCAAACTTATAATAATTATAAAACTAATGATTTAATACAAGAAAATATCAATAATGCTGTTTTAGACGGTTATATTAAACATAATCAAAATGAGGAAATAATTCAAAATATGTGGAATAATCGTGCTATTACTGATGCTACAGTTGCTAAAATTGGTGCTGAAACTGATTATATTAAAAATCAAAATTTGCATTATGCTGATTATATAGGTTCTGTTGTTGAAAATAATAATAGCGCCGCTTCATACAATAGACGTCGCTCTGGTGGTTATTCTGCTTCTTGGTCTAATAATGCCAGTGGTGATGATAAGGCATGGACTCCTGTATTTAGTAAGTCTGCTGGTTGGAGTTCTGGTACTAGTTATTCTCGTTCTTGGTAATTAGTTTATATAATAACCATAAAGGAATTGATGTTAAAAATAGTATAGTTTCAAACCATTCTTTTTTTGTACTAAATAATTTCATAATATGTAACCCTTTCGTACACACTATAACATAGGAGATTAAAAAATGGCAAGACGTAGAAAAATGTCAAATGCAGTATCAAAAACAATATTTCAAAAAACTGCTAGAAAAACAAATAGTATGAATATTAAACAAACTCCGACTCGTGGTGGTTATCGTTTTTAGATAATTTTTCACCTTATTATCTTATTAGCTGCTATATTAAGGCACACCGTTACCCCGATTTTAGTACTAAAATTTTAATTTTAGTGCTAAGATTGGGATTTTTTTATAAAGGAATTGTTATGACTTGTTTTCACCCGTTAAAAGCTTATATGCCATTTAGTGAAGATTGTGATGGTAAAAGAAGATTAATTTTTTCTGAACGTCAAGTTAATAATTTAATATTACATTCTGAGACTGAAAAAAAACTTTATTTACCTAATGGAGAAAATTTAATTTCTTATTATAATCATCCTCATATTATTTTAGATACTCAATTTCATAATAATGGTGAAGTTAATGGTTTAGTAATTCGAGTTCCTTGTGGTAAATGTCTTGGTTGTCGTATGGATTATGCTCGCCGTTGGTCAACTCGTTGTTACAATGAGGCTTTTATGCATAATCACTTTAAAAATTGTGCTTTTCTTACTTTAACATTTAATAACAATATGCTTTTTAATAGAACTCATCCTTGGAGTGTTGATAAGTTAGAATTTAGTCAATTTATGAAAAGATTTCGTAAACGTATTAGTGATAGATATGGAGTTACCGGTGTTAGATTTTTCTCTTGTGGTGAATATGGTAGTTTAAAAGGTCGTCCTCATTATCATGCTCTAATATTTGGATTTAATTTTCCTGATAAAAAACTTATTCAAGGTTCAGGTTTTCCTGCTAAACTTCAACCACGTGTTTTAAAAGATGGTAGAATATTGCGTTATTATTATTCTGATTTTTTAAATAGTTGCTGGTCTCCTGCCGGAAGTGATAAACCTTTTGGTTTTGCTACTATTAGTGATATAACTTATGAAGACTGTGCTTATACTGCTCGTTATATACTTAAAAAAACTGGTTCTAAACATTCTTCAGGTCGTGAGCCTGAATTTGTGTTAAGTTCTCGTAATCCTGGACTTGGTCTAGATTTTTGGAAAAAATATTATCCTGATTATATAGCTAATAACTGTATAGATTTAGGTTCTGGTCGTGTTACTGATATTCCTAGATATTATATTGATAAATTAAAAGAGTTTGATGAAGATGTTTATAATTCTTATAAGGTTGACAAACAAAAACAGATAGTTTATAATTTGTTCGACGAGAAAAAGAATGAAACCTCGGAGCGATTAGCGGTCAAAGAAGAGTTGTTGAAGATGAAATTGAATAAATTTGTTAGACAATACGAATTTGACACTAGTTTACATAATATATATTAGCAATATATCATGCTCCGATACAAAGAGAAAAGGAGAAAAATATGTTTGGTTTTGGTAACAAGAGTAAGTCAAAAGGTGTAGATTATGTTGAACAGAAGTATGGTGTTAAACCTCGTGATTGTTCTACTGATGATTGCGATTTTTTATTTAGTGTATATGATGTTGTACAGGATTGCTATATGCCACCTTTTATATCGCCTACTGTTGCTGGTGCTAAACGTGCAATGAGTGAGGTATCTAATGACCCTAAATCATTATTAAATAAATATCCTAATGATTACGTTTTGTATCAAGTTGGTTATTTTAATAAGAAGTCTGGTGTTTGTATTGGTGTTTTTGAAGACCGTCCTATAAAAGTTTGTGTTCTTTCTGAATTAATTAAAAAAGGAGAATAATTTATGAAATTTCGTACATCTAGAGATAAGGCTTTAGTTCAGCCTTTTATTTCAGAAAAACCGTCTATGACTGTTAAGTCTTTTGGTTATGAAACGGATATTAACAATATTGTTCAAGGTTGTGGAAGTTCTTTTCCTACAAGACAAGTTCAACCTCAGACCGGAATAGGTCATTTTAAGCCTGGTCAATATGAGGAAGCAATGATGATTGCTGCAAATGCTCGCTCTCAATTTGAAGAGTTGCCAAGTGATGTTCGTTTAAAATTCAATAATGACCCTGGTCAACTTATCAATTTCTTGAATGATAGTAAGAATGATGATGAAGCTGTTAAGCTTGGTCTTAAAGAGTATATCCCACAACGTGAGCCAATCAATGTAAGAATGGTTCAAGACGCTCCAGTAGGAATTAAGGAAACTCCTAATCAAACCGCGGAAGCGGTCACCCCTCCGGGGAGTTCGACTTAGTTGAGCGAACTGTCCGCACGATTTCCTACTTGACTATATAGTGCGGACTGACACGTCTCAATATCCATGCGGGTTTGAGGCGTGTTATTTGAAAAATTCCGTGATATTAGCGGATTTCATAAAAGACTAAAATAAATATACATTACCCCTAGCCCTTGCGGCGATGAGCAATACAAAGAAAGGAGATACAAGATATGTCAATTTTAGATAAATTAACTTTTATTAAACAGTTACTTCCTACTTTAATTAAAATTTTTGAAGTTATTATTAAATGTTTAGAAGTTATTCTTGGTGCAGGTTCTGAAAATGCAACTAGCAAGTAAGATTGGTAAACGTACCGTAAACTATGCGGATAGAATGATTTATTTGAATGATTATTACTATTTTGTTAGATTATGTATTATTTCAGGCTATAGAAGAGCATTAGAAAAATCTGAAATAGATAAGGATTGTTCAAAATTTTGTGAAATTTCATTGTCAGATTATTTGAAATTTTATGAAGAACTTTATTTAGATTACTTTAAAAATCGTAAGGAGAAAGATTTATAATGACTGGTTCAATGGTAAATGCTTATACTACTCCACTCAATAATTATTCAAGGAATATTATTGAATGTCCTAGTACTTGGAAAGGTACATTTAACTCTGGTTACCTTATTCCTATTTTTTGGTGTCCTACACTTCCTGGAGACACAATTAAGTTAGATACTACATTCTTTTGTAGATTATCTACTCAAGTTTTACCACCTATGGATAACATTTATTTAGATTTCCATTTCTGGTATGTTCCTG